TTATGTTTGGTGAGGATGAGTATCGTAAATCATTGGACCTTGATAATGATGATGCTCCCTGTTGGAAGATTCCAAGTGGAGAGTCAACAACCTTTGTTGGTTGGAATCCTATGTGTATTCCCACAATGGATTACATCGTATGGAAACTAAAACGTCGTGAACAAATTGCAAAAGGAGAAATCAAATGAATGATTTTCTAGACAACTTGGGTGCTAATCAATACCAGAAAATGCACAACCCCAAGAAAATTAAGATCACCCCTCAAACATACATTGATATGAATGAGGAGTTTGAAAAGGATGATATTCCTTTCCGAATAGCTATTCCTACACAGGAAGCAATTGATAAACATCGCTCACAACAATCGCCACCTTATCAAACACCACCGACAATAGATATGGTTGCTGAGATGTGGAAGAAACATAAGGAACAGGATCAATCTGACCAAGATGCTGAAGCAATATCATCCTATATGAATAAGTATATACCAATTGATGATCGGAAACAGTGTTATTAAAGGACTTGCTAGAGTCCGTTTTTAATGGTAGAATGTAATTGATTTTTAAATAATATGGCTGTAAAACTCGTATTGATGCAATCTGGCGAAACTGTTATCGCAGATGTAAAACAGGCGGTTGAAGGAGACAAAGTAATCTTCACTGTTCTTGACCATCCTTTCTTTGTTGAGTTGGTTGAACGTATTGAAGAACCAGTACTTCTTACCGAAGAATCCACAATAGATATGGATGACGATGATTCACCTAGATACAATGTCGCTTTTAGTGAGTGGCAACCCCTGTCTTCTGATAGAAAAATTTCTATAGAACCAGGATTTGCTGTGTCCATCATGGAACCTAAAAAAGAAGTACTAGAGTCCTACGAAGATAGAATTGAGAAGATTTATGGAATCAATGGAAAGTGAAATTCAGTGCATCATTTTGACTAATGATATAGTTCTTATCAGTCAAATTGAAGCCTTAGGCGCAGTTAATGTTGGTGAACCAGATTGTAAATTGGTATCTCCATACCAAATTCTGGGACGACATGAAACGGATAGTCCTCCTGAGGAACGTCTGATCCCATGGTTAGGAGATATTACAGATGATAACACTGTGATGTTGTCATCTGATAAAATTCTAACATTGGTCGAGCCACATAAAAAACTTATCGACTTTTATCTAAAACTTGCTACGAAGGAATGAGGTTCTACACTAACGTTTTCCAAATTGGTAATGACATCTTGATTCGTGGATATGAAAATGGAAAACATTTTAGTGATCGACAAAAGTTTCAACCAACTTTATTTGTCCCCACAAAAAGAAAATCAAAGTGGCGGACTCTAGATAATCTTCCAGTAGAACCAGTTAAACCTGGAACAATTAGAGACTGTAGGGAATTTATTGATAAGTATAGTTCTGTCAATGGATTTTCTGTATACGGGAATGAACGATATGTTCATCAATACATTTCTGAGATGTATCCTGAGGATGAAATCAAATTTGATATCGGTAAAATTAAACTGATTACAATTGATATTGAGGTTGCTGCTGAGAGTGGATTCCCTGATCCATTTAATTGTGCAGAAGAACTTCTCCTCATTACAATGCAGGATTATAATACTAAAAAGGTTATTACGTTTGGGTCAAAACCTTATGCTAATCAAGATCGACCTAACTTCACATATATTCAATGTCATGACGAATACGATCTGATTAATAGATTTTTGGATTGGTGGCAAACTAATACTCCAGAAGTTATCACTGGATGGAACTGTGAATTTTACGACATTCCATATTTGACTGGTCGCATCGAAAGACTCATGGGAGAGAAGACCATGAAAAAGATGTCTCCTTGGAATATTTTACGCCGTAATGAAATCTTTATTGCTGGTCGTAAGAATATCTCTTGTGATGTTGCAGGTATCTCCGTAATTGATTACTTGGACCTCTATAAGAAGTCTCCTGCCACTCCTAACCAGGAGAGCTATAGATTGGATCATATTGCCTCACAAGAACTGGGACAGAAGAAATTAGACCACTCTGAGTTTGATACTTTCCGAGAGTTCTATACTAAAGCCTGGGATAAATTTGTTGACTATAACATCGTTGACGTGGAACTGGTCGATAAACTTGAGGATAAGTTGAAACTTATTGACCTATGTCTAACCCGTGCTTATGATGCTAAGGTCAATTTCAGTGACATTGCATATCAAGTTCGTACTTGGGATGCAATCATTTACAACTACCTTAAGAAACAGAATATTGCCATTCCACAAAAAGAAAGAAATCAAAAGGATGAGAAGTATGCTGGTGCGTATGTTAAAGAACCTAAGCCTGGAGCTTATGAATGGGTTGTCAATTTTGACCTCAACTCCCTATACCCTCACCTCATTATGCAGTACAACATCTCGCCAGAGACTTTACTGGATCAGAAACACCCATCAGCAACAGTAGATAAACTTCTCAATCAAGATATTACATTTGAACTATATTCTGACTATGCAGTATGTGCCAATGGTGCAATGTATCGGAAAGATAAGAAGGGGTTTCTCCCCGAACTAATGCAGAAAATGTATAACGAACGGGTCATTTTTAAAAAGAAAATGATTCAAGCTAAGAAAGATTATGAGAAGACTCCTACCAAAGACCTGGAAAAAGAGATTGCACGATGCAACAATATCCAGATGGCTAAGAAGATTGCTCTCAACTCTGCTTATGGTGCTATCGGTAATCAGTATTTTAGGTACTATAAACTGGCCAATGCGGAGGCGATTACGCTTTCTGGTCAAGTCTCTATCCGTTGGATTGAGAATAAGGTAAACTCATATATGAATCGTGTATTAAAAACAAAGGATGTAGATTATGTTATTGCTTCTGATACTGATTCCATCTATCTCAATATGGGTCCTCTGGTCGAAACTGTATACAAGGGAAGAGAAAAAACTACTGAGGGCATTGTCACATTCCTTGATAAGGTGTGTGAGATGGAACTTGAGCCGTATATTGACAGTGCTTACCAAGAGCTCGCGGACTATGTGAATGCATATGATCAGAAGATGCAAATGAAGCGAGAGAACATCGCTGACCGTGGCATCTGGACTGCAAAGAAACGATACATTCTTAACGTATGGGATAGTGAAGGGGTTCGTTATAAAGAACCAAAACTAAAGATTATGGGAATTGAAGCAATCAAAACTTCTACTCCTGCTCCTTGTCGTAAGATGATTAAGGACGGTCTTAAGTTGATGATGAGTGCAACTGAAGATGAGATGATTGATTTTATTGAAACATCTCGTAAGGAGTTTTACGATCTTCCTGTTCCATCTATTGCTTTTCCTAGAAGCGTTTCTAACATTAATAAGTGGAAATCTTCTTCGGATTTATATGCCAAAGGAACACCAATTCATGTTCGTGGATCAATTCTTTATAATCATTATGTTAAACAGAAAAAACTTTCTAGTAAATACCAGGACATTCAAAGTGGTGAGAAGATTAAGTTTGTCTATCTAAAGACGCCTAATCCCATGCATGAGAATGTCATATCTTTTATTCAGGAATTCCCTCCTGAATTTGACCTAGATAAGTATGTCAATTATGAATTACAATTCAGCAAATCTTTCATTGAACCGATCAAAGTAATTCTTGATTGTATTGGTTGGGAAGTTGAAAGAAGAAATACTTTGGAGACATTTTTTACATGAAGAGAATAGTTACTCTTGTGACAGGAGGATTTGATCCTATCCACAGTGGACACATCGCATATTTTAAAAAAGCTAGAGAACTTACCAACTATTTGGTAGTAGGTTTGAACACAAACGAGTGGTTGAAGGATAAGAAAGGTCAGTATTTCCAGGACTGGAAAGAACGTGCAGAGATTATTCGACATCTGGAGATGGTCGATGCCGTTATTACTGTGCCGTATGATGAGAAGGGATCTGCATGTGGAGCGATTGAGAGTTGTTTGGAAATTGCACAGACAATAGTCTTTGCTAATGGTGGTGATCGTGGTAAGGATAATACTCCAGAAGTTGATATGTATGGAGATAATTCTAGGGTTGAGTTTGAATATGGTATTGGTGGAAGTAACAAACTGAATAGTAGTTCTTGGTTACTTCATGACTACTTTAATAGGCAGAGAAAAATTCTTGGTATATGAACGAAATTGAATGGGATCCTTTTGAACTTCCTAATCTTCCAATATATAAAACAAAATTACCAGAGAATGTCATGGACTATCTCTGGCAAAGAATAGATATTGCAAAAAAAGAAAATAAAACACTCACTAATAAACTTGCAGGCAATATTTCATCAAGTTTGGAACTCGTGGACGATGGATTTTTTGCCAATAATGTTCTGATTCCTATTTCCAAACATATGATAGATTCAAATCTGGCTGTGTTTGGACCACAACTACATCGTGATTCTCTTTCACCTACTCTGGACATTAAATGGTGGGTTAATTTTCAGAAACAACTGGAGTTTAATCCACAACATAATCATGCAGGAGTTTTATCTTTCGTAATTTGGATGCAGATTCCTACCGACTGGAGAGAACAACACACAATTCCTAGTGCTAAGGCAAGTAATTCCCCTGCAGCATCGGACTTTCAGTTTACATATACTGATATTGTTGGTAATATTAGGGCATGTCCCATCCATATGGATAAATCTATGGAAGGATCAATGGTAATTTTTCCAGCAAATCTCAATCACTCTGTCCATCCTTTTTATGACTGTGATGATGATAGAATTTCTATCGCTGGTAATGTTCTCTGGACCGTAAAATGATTGATTTTAATTATCAGATGTTTAATCCTTTTGGACCTAACATTCTGAGAGCTCAATGTCCAGATTTTATACTGGATGAAATTAATAAGTTTATTGAAAGTCCTAAAGCTAAACCAATATCAGAGGATCTCTTGGATAGGGACATTGATGTTGTATATCTTACGGAACAATTCTGTGAGTCTATTAAACTTAAAGAGTTTTTGGAATCTTTGGGCGAACTATACAAAGAGATGAACCCATCTGAAATTGAAAAACTTTCTCTTTCTATTGTTCCGCAGAGCGACAACCGTTTTGATGGGAAGACTGTTATGGCAGATGCCTGGGTAAATAGATATAGATCAGGTGATTTTACTCCAGTACATATACACGCAGCGGACTTATCTGGTATAATACTACTAGAAGTACCTAAGGATCCCTCGGAACTTTGTTTCATTCATGGAAACTATCAACCCTGGGCTTCCTCTGAGTGGGTTCCAAATCAACAAACGGGAGAAGTAATTGTCTTCCCTAGTTGGCTTCAACATATGGTGTTCCCACAAAAACATGATAATGAGAGGAGAACTTTAAGTTTTAATCTTATTGATGAACAAAATTATTCTGAACGTAAATGGATTTTCTCAAAGACATTGTAAAAGAGATCGGGGATGACTATACCAAACTGGCATCAGACATCGACGACACAGAAACTTTCGTGGACACGGGTTCGTACATCTTTAACGGACTTTGTTCAGGTAGTATATTTGGTGGCGTATCTGGGAATAAGATTACTGCCATTGCTGGGGAGTCTTCTACTGGAAAGACTTTCTTTAGTCTCGCTGTGGTTAAGAATTTTCTGGACAGTAATCCTGGTGGTTACTGTTTGTACTTTGACACTGAAGCAGCAGTTAATAGGACTCTTCTTGAAAGTCGTGGCATTGACTTAAGTCGATTAGTTGTTGTCAATGTTGTTACTATTGAAGAGTTTAGAACTAAGGCCCTGAAGGCAGTTGATATATACTTAAAAAAACCTGAAGGAGAACGAGCACCTTGCATGTTTGTGTTAGACTCTCTTGGAATGCTTTCTACAGAGAAGGAGATTCGTGACGCACTAGATGACAAACAAGTTCGGGACATGACCAAATCCCAACTTGTTAAGGGAGCATTCCGTATGCTTACACTCAAACTTGGTCAAGCAAACATTCCAATGATTGTAACTAATCACACCTATGATGTCATCGGATCTTATGTACCAACTAAGGAAATGGGAGGAGGCAGTGGTCTCAAGTATGCTGCTTCTACAATCATCTATCTGTCCAAGAAAAAAGAAAAAGATGGCACCGATGTCATTGGAAACCTTATCAAGGCAAAGACTGCTAAGTCGCGTTTAAGTAAAGAGAATCAGGATGTTACTATACGTCTCTATTACGATGAGCGTGGTCTTGATCGATATTATGGTCTTCTTGAGTTGGGAGAACTAGGGGGTCTCTGGAAAAATGTAGCAGGTCGTTATGAGATCAATGGAAAAAAAATCTACGGAAAGCAAATCTTGGCAACGCCCGAGGAATACTTTACCGATGATGTTATGGAAAAACTTGATGCGATTGCAAGAGAAACCTTTGCATATGGATGAATTCATAAAGCAATGTGAGGCTTTTGATTCTACAACTTGTCAGTCCCTAATTGATATTTTTGAACAATCTGATAACAAAGAACGTGTTGACAATTTTGGACGCCCTAATTTCACACAAGTAAATCTCAATCAAGAAAAAAAATATCGTAAGTTTGTTCAGATTCTTTCTTACAAATTTATTGAAGTGTTTAGATCTTATAAAGAAGGTTTGGAGAGTTATTCTGAATGGTTTCCTCATAAGATATTTCTTGAGGAACTTAGAATTAAAAAATATCAACCCGATTCTGATGACATGTTTGATTTGCATGTCGATGTTCAGGATCATGATACGGCAAAAAGATATCTTGCTTTTTTGTGTTATCTAAATGATGACTTCTTTGGAGGCGAGACTGATTTTCCATATCATAAATTGACAGTCAAACCAAATACTGGTACAGTACTTGTGTTCCCACCCACATGGCAGTATCCACATAGAGGTTTACCTGTAAAAGAAGGTAAACCAAAATATATTCTGAGCACATACCTGCACTATCATTGATGGAAACGATTGAAAAGACAATACTTAAGAATCTAATTCTTAATGAGGACTACACTAGAAAGGTTCTTCCTTTTCTTAAAAAGGATTATTTTGATAGTGTACATGAAAAAGTAATTTTTGAAGAGTCCGAAAAGTTTATTGGTGAGTATAATAAGTGCCCTACTGTAGAGATTCTGAATATTGAGTGCGAGAAACGGTCTGATATCAATCAGGAAACATTCCAGTCCGTGGTCGATTCTCTTTCAGAGTTTGATACTGATTCTTCTAATGAAGAATGGTTAACTGACGTTACTGAGAAATGGTGTAGAGATAGAGCGATTTACCTTGCTCTTGTGGAGAGTATAGGTATTGCGGATGGTAACAATGAAAAGAAAGGTATAGATGCTATCCCGTCTATACTCTCTGATGCGTTATCCGTAAGTTTTGATAATCATGTTGGACATGACTATCTGCAAGATGCTTCTGAACGATTTGATTTCTATCATCAGAAAGAAGAAAGAATTCCATTTGACTTAGAATTCTTTAATAAGATTACAAAGGGTGGTCTTTGTAATAAAAGTCTAAACATTGCACTTGCTGGCACTGGGGTGGGTAAGTCTTTGTTTATGTGTCACGTTGCTGCTTCAGTTCTTCTAAGAGGAAAGAATGTACTATACATTACTCTTGAGATGGCTGAAGAAAAAATTGCAGAAAGAATTGACGCAAATCTCTTGAACATTCCTATTCAACAGTTGACTGATTTGCCTCGGTCAATGTTTGAAAACAAAGTAAATAAACTTGCGGAAAAAACTCAAGGGTCTCTTATAATTAAAGAGTATCCAACTGCAAGCGCACACAGTGGACATTTTAGATCACTCCTTAATGAACTTGCACTTAAGAAGTCATTTAGACCTGATATTATTTTTGTTGATTACCTTAATATATGTGCTTCCGAAAGGTATCGCGGAAATAGCACTGTCAATTCATATTCATATATTAAAGCTATTGCAGAAGAACTTAGAGGATTGGCTGTTGAAACAAGAGTCCCTATCGTTTCTGCCACGCAGACCACTCGTTCTGGTTATGGTAGCTCTGACGTTGAGCTTACTGACACTTCTGAGTCCTTTGGTCTCCCTGCTACTGCTGATCTTATGTTTGCCCTTATTTCTACAGATGAGCTTGAGGACTTGGGACAAATTATGGTAAAACAATTGAAGAACCGTTACAACGATCCAACCGTCAACAAAAGATTTGTTGTGGGTATTGATCGTGCCAAGATGAGACTTTATGATTGTGAACAATCTGCTCAGGACGATATCCTTGACAGTGGTCAAGACGAGGAGTATAATTACGAAGAGTCTAAAAAATCCAAAGACAAATTTTCCTCACTTAACTTTTGATGAATAAGACTGAACTGCAAATTCAAGCTAACTCACCTTATAATGATGGGTGGACTCGTGAAATGTATCAACAGGAATTGGATAAAATGGAAGAAAAAGTAAACGTAAACACCGATGCATATCTGGAATTTGTGGATGCCGTTACTTCGGAACAAAGCAAAGACTTTGAGGCATTCGTCTATCGTCTTCAAGAACTAGAAGGACAGGAGTTTCCTAGTGAGAGATTACTTACTGCTGCTGTAGGAATGTCTGCTGAGGCAGGTGAGTTTACTGAGATTGTCAAGAAGATTATCTTCCAGGGTAAACCCGTCAATGATGAAAATCTATTCCATCTCAAACGTGAACTTGGAGACATCATGTGGTATGTCGCTCAGGCATGTATTGGTCTCAATGTTTCTATCGATGAAGTCATTGAGATGAATGTTCACAAACTGATGGCTCGTTACCCTGGTGGTGAGTTTGACATTCATCAGTCAGAGAACCGTAGACAAGGAGATGTATGAACGGATCATTAGACCCAGAAGAAAGAGTTATGGAGTCACCTACTATAAATGAGCAAGTTGTTTTTCTTGCCCAAAAGTATGGGTGGGAAGAAGGTGATAACATCGTAGTTGAAATGGCAGGAACTCAAGTTTCTGGTATCGATGTCGGTGAAGAGTATAACAAGAAATGGCAATCCCCTATTGGTACTCGTAAGTATAATAAAGATGCATTCATTGTAATTAAAAATCTTTCAAGAGATTCCTTTGAGTCCTCTAAACCTATGGATAGGGAACATAAACCTCACCATGCTTAGTCTCTGGATCTACATAAGATCATTTTTTACTGTTGTAGTGGTGAGTTGTTCTCACCCCGTCAACTGGGAACAATGTGTTCGTGTGGACCAGTGGCTTTTGCCAGAAGTTAAAGAGGGGTATAGATTGTGGACAGGAGAGGTAACTCCTTATGAAAAAGAGAGGATCTATCTAAATAGGGGTGTAGAACCATGACCCCATATGGCAGGAACTCTATCAGAAAGACAAGAAACTGGTCTTGTAGATGCAATAAACTTCTTTTCAGAATCTAAAGGTGGTAAACCATTCACTTTACAGGCAGGTTCAACAAGACTATCTAATGTTCTTTCTGCTAATAAAGTAACAGGTAGATCTGCATCGGGAGATGAACCTTACACCGATGTTGAGATTAGAACTACAAATAAAATTTACAAGTTATCCATGAAAGGTCCAAGTGCTCCTAGTATGGCTGGCGGAGGACTAAACGGACTAGAAAAAATTGTTCCAGGATTTAGTGGAAGATTTATTCAAGCCGCTTATGATAAGTATTTGCAACTGGGATTTACTCAAGGACAACAGGTTCCAGATATATATGGACAAATTAGTTCTGAATTAAAACAGACTATTGTTCTTGGAACGCAACCTATGGGAGGACCAATTACTCACATGTATATTGGTCCTATGGATGTTCACTCTACATCTAGTGGCAATGTTCTAACCGTTAATGGTAGACTGCATGATGCTAAGAAGTATGCGAAAGATCACGATCTTTACTTGAGACTTAGGAAGAGAAGAAAAGATCAACCTTTTGAAACAAAAGAAAAAGATAATAAAGGTTATCCATTAATCCTTGGTAAGTCTCCTAGTGCTGGTGATAAAGGCAGGAGGATTGTGATAGTAGCTAGACCACCATCCAATGCTATAGTGGTTTCCTTTTAATAAATATTTAAAAAGGCAGTAATTTTTTCGTGAAAAGTTTTCTAGAATTTATATCCGAAGCCGTCAAAACTACTGCTTCCACTCAAGCCAAACAAAAAGGTTTGACTGGAGATGGTCATGGTGGTTGGTACGATAAAGGCGGAAAATTTGTAGCAAAAACAGTTAATGGTAAGTTAAAATTTACTAGTTCGGGAGGAGACTCTAAAAGTGAGGCGCCAAAACAAGGAAGTCCTTCTAAACCTAATCTTCCAGGTAATACTAAGTCTCCAGATAATTCTTCCCCGACACCTACTTCTAAACCCAGTAAGGATCCTAATCCCGATCAAAAAAATAGTGAAACAGGAAACAAAGATCCCGAATTCCAATCATTAGAAACGATGGGAGAACCATCTTCTGATGGTGCTGTGATTGTATTTGGTAGGTTTAACCCACCAACTATTGGACATGAAAAACTTCTTAAGGCTGCAGGTAGTGAGGCTAAAAGATCTAATTTTGATTTGCGAATTTATCCAAGTCGCACCCAAGATCCTAAGAAAAATCCTTTAGAACCTTCAAGCAAAATTGAATACATGAAGGTTATGTTCCCTGACTTTGATGATGACATCAGGGATGATCCAGAAGCAAAGACTATCTTTAATGTTCTGCAATCATGTTATGGCCTTGGGTATAAGTCCGTAACAATTATAGTTGGACAGGATAGACTTGCTGAGTTTCAAAGTCTTGCTCAAAAATATAATGGAGATCTCTACGATTTTGAGGAGATAAAAGTAATCTCTGCTGGAGCTAGAGATGCTGATTCCGAAGGTGTTGAAGGTATGTCGGCATCCAAAATGAGAAAGGCTGCAAAGGATGGGGACTTTAAGATGTTTGCTACGGGTATTCCAAACACTCTTGGAAACGTAGATAAGAAACAATTGTTTAATACCCTACAGAAGAGCATGGGAGTATCCATATCTGAGGATTGGCAAATTGCTCCTAAGTTGGATCCCGAGGGTCTTAGAGTTGCTTACATGAGTAATACTATTTTTTCCATGGGAACATTAGTTGAAAATACTAATACTGGAGAGGTGGGGAGAATTTCTAGACGTGGCACTAACTATGTTATTTGTATGACTCCAGAAGGAACAATCTTTAAGTCATGGTTGAAAGATATCATGGAAGCATATGAAGTTGGTACTGATGACTATAGGAAGTATGTTCAGTCTATGACACCAGGACAAAGTAAAAAAAAGTTTGGTTTTCCTAAGGATATGATCAAAGCAACAGTGATTCCAATGAAACCCAATGATCCTGCCTCAGGTCCAGGAACCAAATACAATAAATAACTCTGATAAGGTCTTTCTTTCAGAGCTATGTTTGATAAAAAGTATGATGCGGAAGAGTTAGCATCTGTTTATAAATCTGTATATGAAAATAATCTTGACCCCGTAGGTCAGGAAGATGATGATGTTGATAATGACGGTAAGAAAAATACCAAGTCTGATAAGTATCTGAAGAATAGACGTAAGGTAGTTGGCAAGGCAATTGCTAAAGAAGAAGTTGAACTCGATGAAGCAGATTCGTTAGCAGCAATGGCAGCACGTCGCGAGAAGCGATTGGTTGCACAAAGAAAGAAGATGGGCAAGACTGCTGGTGGTAATGACTTTGGTCATGACTATGGCGCTACTGCTGAAGTGCGTAAGAAGAGACAGGATGCAGACTGGGAAGCAGCGATGGGTAGGAAACCTTCGTCTAAGAAAGAAGAAAAGAAGACTACGAAAGAAGAAGTAGAAGTAGTTGACGAGGGTATGAAGAAAGCCCGCGAGAACGTTGGTGCTGACACCTGCTGGGATGGTTATAAGGCGAAGGGAACCAAGAAAAAGAATGGTAAGGAAGTTCCTAACTGTGTGAAGGAAGAGGAGATTCCTGAAGGTATGAATGCAATCAGAGCTGATGCAGGTCCACCTAAAAAGACTATGAGAATGTCTGCGAGTGGTCAAGAACCAGCTGGTGATAAACTCTTGAGAAAGGCGAGTCAAGGTTTTAGTAACTTTATGAATAAACTAAATCCTAAAGCTATGCAGTCGAAACCTGCTGGACCTCAACGTAAACCTCTTGTCTCTACTCCAAAGGAAGAAGTTGAAGTAACTGGAGAGGTGGTTGAAGAGGGTAAGAAGGAACTCTCTAGGGAAAAGAGGAACAAGATGTTCCGTCGCGCTGGGAACCTCTCCAGAGACGCCCTGGCGGGTGGTGAGAAGGGATCTGAAGCGCATAAGAAGTCTGCAAAGATTGTCAAGGCACTTAATAAGGATGCTAATGAGAACGATAGAAACGATGTCAAGGAGGAAACTCTAGAAGAGAAGAAAGGCCTCTGGGCAAACATTCATGCAAAACGTGAACGTGGTGAGTCACCTGCTGAGAAGGGCGACAAGGACTATCCAAAGACTCTAAAGATTGAATCTACCGATCACCTCACAGAGGCTGCTCCTGCTATCGTTGGTGTACTTGCTAAGATGGCTGCGAAGAAAGCAGCAGTGCATGTTGCAAAGAAGGGAGTTGGTAAGGTGCAAGATAAGATGGGGAAACTCATCAAGGGTGATGAGGAAGAGGAGGAAGGTTGATGGCTAAACCAAATCTAGACGATCTTATTGATTCGGTTAGAAAGGAACCAAAAACAGATCCCAAAAAAGTGGCTGCTGAAAAAAAGAAAGAAGCTAGAAAGGAAGCTTTGAAGAATGTTCCTGTCGCTAAGACAAAAACAAAGGCACAAAAAGATAAAGAGTCTGGGGAGTCATTCATTTCTCAGGCTAAGAAAAGAGTTTCTGATGGAAGAAATAAAGAGTTAGCCAGAAAAAAATCTGAAGATACTCTTGCATCTAAAACTAGAAGGAAAGAACTTTCAGATAGAAAAAGTTCTTTGGAAAAAGAAAAATCTGATGGTGATGAAAAGAAGAAGAAAATTGAGTCTGAATTAGGCTCGGCTAAAATTTCTAAAGTCTCATCTAAGGATTCCAATGCAGAAGCAGGTACAAAGGTTCTTGGCAATGCATTGGGTGTAGTTGGATCTGTTGGGAAGGCTGCTCTTACTGCCACCAATGCTGGTGAGAAAGCGAGTAAATTGAAGAAAAAAATGATGCAGAAACTGAAGAAGAACCGAGGTCTTAAGACTGGGGTTTCTTCTACTCAATCAATTAAAGATAGAAACTCTAAGAAAGAGAAGGGAAAGGAAAAGGATCCATGGAAGGAATCTATGGATTGGAGAGACACGTACATCCCAACGGAGATTGATTCTGTGGATATTATTAAACCCGAACCACTTAAGGCTTCTAATTGGAGAGAAGACTTTCTTTGGGAAGTAGATGATCAATCTAAAGAACCGAAAGAAAAAGAAAAGCAAATCAAACCAATGACAGGAAAGAATACTGTCACTATTAATCCAAAGATTGCCGAAGGTATTAGGTTGAAGAGCCGCCAGGAGTTTCTGGATGGAATTGAATCAGCAAAGAAAAAAGCTAGACAAGCCGCTGGTGCCATCGGTAACTGGTTGAATCCTCCAGCAAAAGATTCTAACGAACCTACCGTAAGATCTGGTGAGAGAACTCCAAACACTGGTGGAATCAATCAACCACATATTCCATCCAGAGGACGAGACGGTAAACGATATGGTGATGAGGATGATGGAAGTGTAGCACCTCCAAAGAGTACTCAAAAAGATACCAGAACTCCAGAGCAGAAAACAACTCCTGCAGATAAAGCTAGGGAAAATAAACCTCCTAAATCAACTCCAGCACCATCTTCTACACCAAAGAGAACCGCTGCTGATGAGAAACTGCGTACTGCGGATAAGAAAACACGTATGTCAGCCTGGGCAAAAGCAAATCCAAAACTTGCTGCTGCAAAAACAGAAAGAGATCGCACTAGAGGAACGAATCAGACTACGAATCCTTTGATGAAGGATATGAAGTCGAGAATGCCTGCACCCAAAACGGGAACAGGGAGTACCCCTGCACCAAAAGCAACTACTCCACCACCAAAAGCAACTCCTCCTGCACCAAAAGTAACACCCATTAAAGTACAACCATATATGGGTGCTCAACGACCCACTAATATTACAAATCAAAGACCTCAAACTAGATTTAAAAAACCCACACCAATGAGATTAACAAACTCTTTCTCTGATTGGAGGGGAGAGTTGCAACTAGATGAAGTTATTGGCGGCAAACCTGGAGATGGATACATTGGTCATCCTAATCTAGATATCAAAAACCCACTTGCTAAGAAACAAGTTAAGGCACCCACTGGCAATACTGGACTTGCTGGCAAAATGGGTGATAGAAAAATGATGATGGATAAGATGAGAAATCGCCTTCGTGAAGATAACCTGACTACCGAAGGAGCAGCCTGGACAAAAAAGTCAGGAAAGAACTCTGAAGGTGGACTCAATGAGAAAGGACGAAAGTCTTACGAAAAGGAAAATCCAGGATCTGACCTTAAAGCACCAAGCAAGAAGGCTGGAAATCCCAGGAGGGCATCCTTCTGCGCTAGAATGAAAGGAATGAAAAAGAAGTTAACCAGTAAGAAGACTGCTTCTGATCCTGATAGCAGGATCAACAAATCACTGAGAGCATGGAACTGTTGATTTGGTTTGAAGATATTTAAATAGATTACCCTCAATATAGGTTCTAAATATTTACCAGTATCACGCTGATACAATTTATGTACTTTACTTATGTACTTGCAACTATCCTGGTGCTCCTAGTAGCATACGCAGGTGTAGATGAAACAGTGCGATTATTTTTATATATTGATTTACAGCTGCGATATGCCTGGGTAAGATTGAAGATGTTTATGATGAGACGTAAATTAGAACAACAACTTATAAAGGATCTACCTGATTACAACAAACTTATAAAGGAATTAAAAGATGACCAACGATAAGGAACTGTCGGATCTCAAAATTGAGAGAAAAGAATGTCCTAAATGTGGTGCTGCTTGGATTAACGGCAAACATGTGTTTAGAGGTACTGCTGCCTCTTATGACAAGAGTGAACTAGACCTTGCTGGTCTTGTTTGTAATAAACTAGGTAACGAAGAATGTATCAACCCATCAAAAGGAAAAGATGGTGGACAGACATGGGAGTACCGTTCTGGATACATTGATGGTACTTATGCCGCAAAGAAAAAAACAATGGAAGATATGCGTGACCAATTTGGAGACCTCTAAATAGTAGTGGTGAACTAGGTTTTTGTTTTGGCAACTAGTAATGATGTGTACTTGGGTAATCCCAACCTGAAAAAGGCAGGGACCCCAATACAATTTACAAAAAAACAAATTGACGAGTGGATCAAATGTAAGAATGATCCGATCTACTTTGCAATGAATTATATTAAAATCATTTCTCTTGATGAGGGTTTGATACCTTTCAAGATGTATGATTTTCAAAAGAAAATTTTGAATGATTTTCATGAAAACAGATTCAACATCGCAAAACTCCCAAGACAAACAGGGAAATCTACTACTGTTGTCGCTTATCTTCTTTACTATGCAATCTTTTTTGATAGTGTCAATATTGGTATTCTTGCGAACAAGGCATCTACCGCTAGGGAACTTCTAGGAAGATTACAACTTGCATACGAGAACTTGCCTAAGTGGATGCAGCATGGTATTCTTGTATGGAATAAAGGTAATGTAGAGTTAGAAAATGGCAGTAAGATATTGGCAGCTTCTACATCTGCAAGTGCTGTCCGAGGCATGTCGTTTAACATTCT